TTTTTAGTGGTAATAGATTTTTAATTAACGATCATGTCTTGTCAACCTCAGGTCCATATATGTTTAATGTATGGAGTTCTTGGGAAAATGCCGAACGTAATAATGTCTTGTTAAATAATTGTCCGTTTAAGATAATTCAACGTTTTCCGATGGAGGACGTTGCTGTATGTGAAATTTCTGTAACTGTTCCTTTATTTCCAGAATGGAAGGAACAACCTTGCTCTTTGTATAAAAAGAATTTGCGTTTAGTTAATAGTAATACGGATATCCCATTGCATTTAGGAAGATCTTTTTCTTACAATAATTCTGTCATAGAATATCAAGCTCATGGTAATGATTATGTTATTAAAGCTGGTGAAGGAGTTGTATATGATTTATCTGTATCTGGATTTTGTGGAACTTTATTAGTAGATGAACACACACAAGAAGTTTTAGGTTTTCACTCATGTGGAAATGGGAAAAATGGAGTGTCACGTATATGGTCACCTAAAACTAAAGAGAAATTATTGACTCTTTTAAAAGGAAAATCACAGTTTGAGATGAGAGAAACATGTTATGAAAATTTCTCTGGTATGCGTTTTACTCAAACTAATCTAAAAGTTACACTCCCTCCTAAGTCTTCTTGTTTCGCTGCTAGTCAAATGAATGAACTAACGAAAGATCCTGAATTAATTGAATATGTAAATAAACTACAAGATGAGAATGTAATAGATCCGCTAGGAACAAAAACCCCCGCCCGTGTAGATGCTTATGGTTCAAAAACTCTTAAAACAATGTCCGCTAAATCGTTTAAAGTTATCCCCGTTATCCCTGTAGAAGAAGTTGAATTTGCTAAAGAATGTATTCGTCCTATGTTAACAACGTTTGAACCAATGACTGATGAAGTTACCGCTTTTGGAGATGGAAATATAAGCCCTTTAAATAAAAAGTCTGTAAATGGATATGGATATAAACCTGATAAATGTGAATATTTTGATTTTGATAATAAAGAGATTAATCCAGAATTTTTGTTAAGATGTAAACAGTTTGAAAAAGACATAATAAATGATAGTGTTAAAATAGAAGATGTTTTGTCTTACGAAAGTCTTAAACAAGAGTTAAGACTTGAAGAGAAAGCAATGAAACCCCGAGTTTTCCGTATAATGCCATTACACCACACATTCTTGCTTAAAAAATATATAGGAAACTTATTTTCCCACCTTGTAAATAACCGCTGGGACAATGGAATAGCCATAGGTCTGAATCCTTTTACTGAATTTGACAAATTGTATGATCAACTTAAAACTTTGAATTTATTTGATGGAGATTTTGGTAGTTATGATGGGTCAGCCCCATCTCAATTACAGGATGCTATCAATGAAGTAGTCCTAGAATTTTTTTCAGGGCACACCGGAAGAATTCAAGGTTTTAAAATTTTTGCT